GGGCGCCTATCTGAATCCGCGTCGTAGATTGGTTCTGCCCGACACGTGGTTTGCAATGTCCGGATTCAATACCGAAGGGCTATACTTCCCGGGATCCATTAAATGTCCAGTGTCACGACGACTGGCTTTGGAGGTGCCTCCGGAAGAGTCCCTGCCTCACGGTGCTTCACCACTTCATCCCATGTTGCCTGGAGATCCGGCAAGTGTGTAGTCAACCACTCGGGATCCTTGGGAACAAAATCCTTCTTGGTGGAGGCCAGGATCCAGTAGACAAACTGGTAGTCGTCCGCATCGCCATCCAGACTCGCTTTCCAGTCCTCGGTCGTCTGTGTATCCTCCCGATAAAAGACCTTACCGTCGCCGATGGCTGCAAAGACGCCCTTCTTGCCCTCAAACGCTTTCCACTCGGCATAGTAGACTTGCTTAAACCGAAACTCCACATACTCGCACTCATCGATTCCCGTGCACTCCATCTGCATCTGCATCTGGTGAATGTAGTGGTTCGGAATCTCGGGCTTTGGGTCACGTGAGAACGGGCACTTGAACTCTACCAATCGTCCCCACCGCTTGTCTGTCTTGTCCTCTTCCTTTGGAAAGATGATACCGTCCGGACTTGCGCCCAGGAAGGGAATGGTCTGGTGCTGGACACAGGAGACGTCCACAATGCGGCATCCCGTCTCGTCCTCGTAAATCTTCTTGGCGATCGGCTCGAACCGCGTTCCCCAAATCAGCGGGGCACACGCACCTGTACCGGCATTCTCCTTGGGCTCGAGCTTGCGCATAATTAGCCGACGACGCGACTCGGACGTGGTCCAGGCGTCCGTGACTTCAGATGCGGTAATCATTTCAGTACGCTTGGTGTGCCATGCAGCACTACGCTGGTCATTCTGTCCATACAACTCAATCACACGATTCACTGCATGTTCACGCTCCATTGACGTGCGTTACAATTGTGATATATTCGTTTCGTTTTCGTAAGCACTTTCACTGCTTAAGAACAAGAGTGTCATGGAGACTATCCAGAGCAAGGAGCAGTGGGTACTGCACCGTCTTGAAACCTTTTATGCAAATCCGCAAACATTTGCCCGGGTGGAGGAGATCCTCACCGGAAAGTCCCGGTTAAGCCTGCGTCTGCTGGACTGGTTTGCGACAAACTATTCCAAAAAGTACAATGTGTCCTACGTCACCAAGTCTGGACGTCATGTGATCGTGTACCTCGTCTACAAGGCCCATCTCAAGGCGTACAATAAGAAGATGTTCGATCCGTTCTGCCGTTGCAAGCGGATCAAGTTCCGGGGACTGGACACGACCGTGGGTCAACTCAACTTCTTTGAGTGGGTTATCCAGGATGAGGTGCTCGAGTATCTGGACGAGCATTACGATGAGATTCATCGCGACATGGAGGAGTTTTCCCAAGTTATGATCCAGCCCGATGGTGAGCGTCGGAAGCGCCATGAACTGTCGCGCTCTGCAACCAAATCTGTCAAGCGTCACGATGTGCGCGTTGTGGTGTCCTTTGATTAATCTACCTACCCAACAATGCTATCGCTGACCGATCCATCAATTGTCTACGAAACGTCCCGTGATGCCACAGAACACGATATTGATGTCGTGTCGGATTTGTGGACCATGGGAGACCGCAAAGTCTACCGGGGCGCACGCGATCCTCGATACACTCATGCAAACGTGTATTGGTTGTATGACAAAGATCTGGACCGCGTAGGTCTAGCTGAACATAACCTGAACAACGCCGCTGATGTTGCCTTGCACTGGTATTATGACAGCCCATTTGCCACCCTGTTGCAGGAAGAAAAATGGACAGTAGATGATCCGATCTGGTCCTTCATGGCCGAACATACCTATGAGCGTTTTTTGACACAAGGATGGACAGATCCCAAGAGTTTCTTGGAGCAGTGTTTGTCAACCTCGACTCGGATCGTGACTCCGGACATGTTGGTGGAACTCCCCATTGTGCACGCATGTTCCAACTGCAGAAAGAAGTCCCTGAAGCCGTTTGACTGTGCAGACGTCCATGTACCTCTGGACTTTCCAGTCAAGGAAAAAATTTGGTTTATTGATGATTCATTGAATGTGTCTAGACCTCCTGCTGTATCAGAAGTCTTTAGGCGCTTGCAACAGCTGCGCGCTTCTTCTTCGAAGCCGTTGTCGTCGTCGCCGGAGCCGGAACCTCGTGATGGTGAACCTCAACCTCAACCGGAGGTGCAGACGGCGCCTCAATCGTAGGCACCTCGATCTCCTGCTCATCATCCTCGGCGTCCGGCTCGCGGATGTCCGAGAAGGCCTGCGAAGCCGTCACCTTGTTCGGGGCAAACACCTTGGCGTGCGTCACGCGCCACGTGACACCAAAGCCAGTGCCAGTCACGTAGATGCTCGGCGTGATGACCATGCGTCCCTCGATGCGCTTGGCAAAGACCTGCTCAATGTTCTCGGGAGTCACAGCAACATCCATGTCGCGTGCATCGCACACGCTCATGCTCACCTTGCCATCCCAGACCGAGATCTTCATGCGGAGGCTAGGCGGGTACTTACCATTCGGAACCCACTCGCCATTGACCTTCTCCACACTCTGGTTCAGGATCGGCTTGAAGGTCTCCCGGAGAACTGCCTCGGAGCGCTGCTTGCCGAACCACTTGGAGCTGTTGGTGCCTGCAGAGGCGATGATCTTCTCCTGGAGATCGAGGAGGAAGTTGTAGAAGTTGCCAATCTCTGAACCATCCGTGCTGCGCTCCTTGGCATAGGTGTCGCACCCCTTGAGCGAGGCGAGTAGCGAGTAGCTTGACTTGCCAGTCTCGTCGGTACGAACGACAACACCAGCCGGGTAGAAGATACGAGGAACACGAATCTGCAGATTGTTCTGTCCATTGTACTTGATGGGAACGGTCTTGCCACCTGCCTTGTTTGCGCGGATGTCGCCGATGGAGATGAGGTTGATGTCCAGCTTGTCAGAGGGAACGATTGCGGGAGTGCTCATTTTGTTCTTGGGTGTAAGGTCCGGTATCCCTCAAAACGGACTTTCCGTTTTTAGCGAACAAATCCGGATTATGCAAGATCGGCATCCGCTGTTCTGTACGTCTTGCCATGAAGCACAAAGGAATAGACCCGTGCCATACCCCACGCTTCTTGTGAGGCTCCTGGACGGTGGCCCGTACGCCACGCAGCCATGCCGCGGTTATACACCTGCTTCAGGACGCCAAGTGAAACACCCGTTGCCTTGGAAATGGCCGGAAGACCCTTCACACCTGGATACTTGCGATGAAACCTCGATGTATAGGAGGAGGGACGAGATGTGACGCCCCGATCTGTCTTGAAGGGTTTGTACGCCTTGGGATCCCGAAAGGACATTTTTGCGCGACGGGTAATTTCCCGGTGCCGCTGGCTCTTTCGGCGTGTCGACAAACCCCGGTAGTACTTGAACGGCCAAAGCATTACAATTTTGTTAGATATTAAAGCCCTAAAGGTGTAATAAGCAATGCGCCCTCTAAAGTGTGCTTCGGTGAAGAAGAAACATTCAACGGAAGCATGCACTGCAAATGCCGTGACTGGACACACCTTATGTGGCCGGCACATACGTGTGAAATCAGTGACACTTTGGAAAGATGTGCATATGCAAGAGATCAAGGGACTTATCAAGTGTCAGGCCGTGTGGAAAGGCTGGAGGATCCGCAGAATGATCAAGCTCGCAGGTCCCGGGGCGATGAAGAGGTCGGTCTGTACAAATGACGAAGATGTGTGTACTTGCCTGGAAAAGGAGCGTGAATCGCCGTTGAACTACTTTGGACTGGAGGAAAATGGTAAGGTGTGGTGGTTTTCTTTTGCGACCTTGTGGGATTGGTCGACGCGATCCATCGAGCCTTCAAATCCGTATACCAAAGTTCCGTTAACTGAAGATACCTTGTATCGTTTGCGCAAGCTCTACTTACTGCGTCGTCGATACCGGATGGATCTTCCACCCGAAATTAAGACATTAAATGAGCGCATGACACGTCGATGGACAACCTTGTGCCAGATTTTCCGTTCGCATGGGTTTGCAGACGTTCATCCCCTCAATTTTGTTGACATTGATCGTCATGGGTTCCGAATGATATTCCGATTATTGCACGACGACCTGGCTGCAATGAATCCGAAACCGTATCGACTACTTGAGTACTGTGCTCGAGGTCTTCGGCACTCGGAGATGGTTACCTATAATTATATGCTCATGTCCACGACGCTCCTCCACGCACTTCTTATGGAGTCGAACTCGTACGAAATTGTTTTTCAACTCATGTCCGCAATTTACCGGTGCTAACGATTTACATGACCGCCGTAGGGTAGTAGTATACCAACGCGTTAGAAATGGAGCACACCAAGACTGTCGTTAAGTCAAACAAGATGCCTACCAAGAAGGATTCCAAGAC